CCCTCTGGAATGTCGGATTCTGCTACTCGCACACCCGTTGTCACCCGTTTCATAATCGCTTCACGTTGTGGGTGGCTATACAGTCGGTCTAAGAGTTCACTACGAGTAATGTAATAGGTTTGCACCATTGCTTCTTGGCGGTCTGCATAAGGACTATCCTCACGCAACACCCCCATTGAGGAAGGTTCAATCATGTAAATCTGAATCCCCTTGCGGTACACCAGTTTGATAAAGGTACTGTTGTACACCAACGCCCATGTTAATGCAGTCGAGAACACTTGGTCGGCATTGGAGTTGAGCCATTCATCATTCAAGGCGGTGGTCAGATTAGGGGTTTTGCGATGTTCTGTTGCGGGGACAGAAGCACCTAACTGAATTGAAAACCTTGTGGTTTCACTTGAATACAAAAAAGAAGTGAGCTGATCAATGTGTGGATTGATTTTATTAAAGTACGCTGGTGGTTCTTCGGGGTTTGCGCCAAACAAATAAAACGAGCGCAGATTGGTATAGTCCCCCTTACGGGTATCTCTGGACACTAAACATTTTTGAATAATGTCCAAATAAAAATCTTCACGTTCTAAAGGGGGTTTAGGTATTTTCATTATTTAATCTTTAGGTTATCTGGGTCAGCAATATAGCTTGCCGTTTTAGGGCCCGATTTAATTCCCGCTTGGGAAGGTGCAAATGAAGTAAGTTCGGGTTCAACTCCAAGCTGCGCACCGACAGGGCGATTGAATTGACCTTTTAAAACGGATTCCATATTCATGCCCATCTTTTGTCCACCGCCTCCCCAGATGACGGAATCTCGCAACTTGGGTTCGTTGGATTCTTCTGGCGCATTTTGAACATTCGGATATTTGTTTTGATAAGCTCTGTTTTTCTCTGCCACCATTTCGTTTGCTTGGGCAAATTCTTTGTCGGAGAGTTTGTTCTTGCGTTTGAGGTATCCAGCTTGGTTCTCGCCTTCACGGGTAGACTTAATATTGGACATGTCAAAGTCAATGGCAAGTTGCTTGACCCGCTTATCGGTAGCTTTCGTTTTGCTGGTAACGTAACCAGGTGCTTGTAAAAAGACTTGATAAACTTCACTGTCACAACCTTTCATTGGACATTCTGATTTACGACTCTCAAAGTAACCGTGTTTCTCACATTTATAATCAGATAATACTGCCATTTTTCTCCCCTTTCAACTGTTCGTCAAGTGTTTGATTCGAATAATCGTTGCGATTAATGATTCCTATTTTTAATTGAATCTTGCCGTTGACTAGCTCAATCCTATTTCCTTTGCGCATCGGTGGTATTGCTTCTTTACGATATTGTACAAATTTTGATTTGTCACGGTTCATGTACACCCCAACTTCCCCATTTTTATACTCTAAATACGCTTTACTGACTCTTTTTTGCACATAAATGGTCATTGGCAAGTCTTCCGACACAAAAACTTTAAATAACTGCGCTCGACTAATCCCCGCCAACTCGCAAAACAATTCTTTGCTAATCCCTCTCTTACGATTGGCTAAAAACCGTTTCATAATATGCAGTAATTCTTTTTGCGGGATGGTTTTATACTTTTCCATCATTTGCCGTACACTCCTATGCGTTTAAGGTAATCTGACACGTTTCTACCCACCGCCAACTGTTCTGGTGTAAATTCTTCTTGCAATTTGCTGATACTACGGGTGATTTTCTGTGCAATCATGCGGGGCTGGACCTGTTCGGCAAACGCAGCAGTCGCTAAGGCAGCGGCGATGACCCGATCATCTTTGTTGCGCCCAGAAGCATAAATACCACCGTCTTGACGGGTCATGGTTTTCATTTCCTCAATGGTATCCATGTCGTAGATATTCATCATCTCTCGTTCGAAATAATCTTTCATGTACGTTAACATCCGCTCTTTGGTGGCACTTGTTGTCAACCAACCAATTGAGTTGGACACACCGCCCATTGTATCGTTGCGCCGCCAGATGTAATTTTGCATGCTGCCGTACACATCCAGCAAGTCTTTGCCGAGTGCCGTACCCATGTTGGCAGCCATGCGCTTGAGATTGCGCATCTCGTTGATGACCGCTTGTCCTGGACCATTCACCTCAAGGTTTAAAGTCGAGTTCTTGTACGCACCCGCCAAGTGACAGATGACCCATGCGAATTGATAGGTGTTGAGCTCACTCGTGGCAAACGAGGCAACTTGCTCTAAGCCGTCTGCATAGCACCGAAACACTTGAATACAAAAGCGGTCTGCCCAATCACTTGAGCCGTAGGCGGGATCTGCACCAATGACGTAGTAGGCGGTGTCAATTGGTTCTTCCCACACCTTGAGAGAAGCTAACCTTTCGGTTGATTTCAACACGTTGGTGTCTTGAAAGTTGGCACCAAAACTATACCGATAATAACTTGGGTTTTTCTTGCGAAGGGCTTTGACTGCATCGGTGCAACGGGAGTTACTAAAGAACGAGGTTCCCGTCATCACAAAAGCGTAGTCTTCAGTAGGGGGAAACTCTTGATACATGAGTGATTCATCTCGAATACCTTCTGCGAGCTTCCACCGCCACCAAGCAATTTGACGGGAATTAATCTCAAACCCGTATAACTTCTTAATGTCCTTTGTCCATTCCTTTTCTTCGCCCGTTAATTTGCCATCCCAGTACACACGATAAATGTCACTGTTAGGATCAGCCATGTAAAGCTCATTGCGCCACCAGCCACAGAAGATAGCAATTTGACTGCGGGCTTTCTTGGCTTCCACATACATGTCGTGAAACATGTTGAATCCACGAGCGGTACTTTCAAAGATATACAAACGCTTGGGATTGGTTTCAGCAAGAGAGGCTAAGAGTGATGCTAGACCCTCCTCATCGCCCCATGACGAGGTTTCTGTGCCGTGCAAGAACGTAATCCCTTTACCACGACCTAAAGAGCCCTTTGCCCGGAGTCCAGCCACTTGGTAAAAGATACGACTACGGTTCTTCAGAGATAAGCTATTGCGGTTATGCGTCAGAACGGGAATCTTGTATTCTTTAGGTAACCCGTCCATATACCCACCGAGTGTGCCTCGAAACATATCTCTGTTTTCTTCGGTGTCTGTAACGAGGGTGCCGTTCAAGCCGTTATGGATGTAGTGCCAATACAAGTCGAGGGCAAGAGAGATAGTGGTAATTCCTAGCTGCCGACCCTTGAGAATGACATAAAAATGAATCCCTTGTTTGAGTCCCTTGTCAATCTCATTCATCACATAGGTCTGGGTGCCAAGCAAGTTATCCATCTTGCGCAGCCCTTGTTCTTTGGTTTCAATCTTGAGTTGATTACAGAATTTGTAAAAGTTAGGTAGATCAAATCCGCTCATGTTTTTTTCTTCTGTTTGGTTCAAAATTATCTAAATTCCAATTAGCCACCATTAAACAACTCTTACGATCTTTGGCACACTTCACTAAGTCTTGCACCATCAACTCCGAATACTCTGCCTTCCAACGCTGATATAGTGCCTTCTTATCTTCTTTTGACTCACAATGCAAGACATTTAACATCTCGGTCTTGAGGATGCTACGGCTTGCTAATAACTGTTCTTCCCAAACCTTCTCAATGCCCTCTGGCTTAATGTAACCCACTACCAGACTCTAACTCTCTCAACACCCCTTGCAAGCGCACAATTTCGTTATGAGAGGCGGTAATGATCTTGGCACTCTCCGCTTGTACTCGCATCAACTCATTGAACAGTTCACTTTTCGTCATGTTCCACACCCGCTCAATGTACGCTTTCTTCAAGTCATCTGGGGCAGTACCTAAGTTTTCAAGGATAGGATCTACTCGGTTCTCCATACTCGCACTCCCTTCACATCATCATTGTGTTCTGTCCTGGCAATAAACCTACGACCTAAAATCTTCTGCATCCGATAGTTGTTATTGCAAATCCGTATCAACTCACCATTCTCTACAAAGAAAGAGTCACCAACCTCCATCTCTTTATATGGATGATTACTTCTAACCCTAGCTACTGGTATCTCTACATTCTTCTCTATCACAATATCTGACATATAAACTCCTTAATAAATATAACCAGATATAAATATACACTATATCGTTAGGCAAATACACAATATCGTTTTAGCAAAACCTATATTTTTTTTGGGGGGAACTTGGTATGGGGCACCTTCCTAACCAAAGTCAAACCCAACTCAACGAACCAGCTACGCTACATCAATCATCTATATCTATATAAACCCGTTATCCCATATGAATATAGTTATATTTATATAGATATGATCTATATCTATAGTTAACCCATAAGGTTAACCTATACCATATCTCATATGTACCTATATGATATGTTTATATCCCCATAGTGTGCCCATATACTTATATAGTCATAGCGTGGGAAGTAGTTGACCTGGTCAAACTTACCCTAAA